AATGCTGAAGTCAGATAATTAGTCATTGCTATATCCAATAGTGGCAAAACGTTGCTTACGCCTTCTTCTTCTGACATGGTAGGCACCGAATTACCTGTAGAAAGGGAAAGTAAACAGTTTCTCTTTTCTAATTGGAACAACGCTAACATTAATGCTTCTTGTATCGGGGTATTATTTACTAATCCTCCATCAATTAAAACATCTGGTTGTGCTTCAGTGTCGGGATTTAATTGCAAATGATATCGTGGGAAATAAAAAGGAGCTGACATACTGCAAATAACGGCGTCTGATAATAAAACGTCATTAATTACTACAATGTTATCAAATTTTATATCAATATTAGTAAAAAAAATTGGTTTATTCTGTGTTATACTATAACTTAATATTAATATTTGTTTTTGCAAATCTTTTATTTTAATATTGCCATAAATTTCCCGAAGTGTTCGGTATAATAAAGCATGCCCATAATTAGAATGTTCTGATACTGCTAAATAAAATGGTTCTTGTTTTGTAATCATATAAATTTTTTGTGCTGTATTAGGACGATTACTAGGATAAGACGCGTCAATACCTATTAAATCCTGTGCTGACCTAATTGTAAAAATATAAGGCGCTTTTTCTAAATAGAAATTTTTTAATTCGGCTGGGGATAAGCCAAACGCCAAACTAGCTACATTAATAGCCCCGGCGCTTACTCCTGCTAACAAATCTGCTTGGCTTATAAATTCTGGGAAACGTTCTAAAAATAATGTTTGCCCAAAACCACGAGTACCCCCTCCATCACACTGCAAGATATTCATTTGGCTTGTTTTCTTTCTACACTAATTTTATATGTTTGTCTTTCTCTATATTCTTCTTTTTTTCCCTCATTAAAATTCTCCACTGGTCTATAATATCCCATTACTCTAGTCCATACTTCGCATTTTTGACGTTGCGTAGTACCATTAACTTTTATATTATTATCTTTAGTAGTGTTTTTAATCATATTATTACTCCTTATCATTAAACTATTATCATTCTATCACTTATTGTATGCTGACAAAAATAATTCGCTTTCTTCTTCCCGGCGTTTTTGTAAACCTTTTAAAATTTTTCCGCCTGCTTTATTCCATCTTAAAAATTCATTTTTGATTACTTCTGGTTTTGAATCACTTAATAATTTTCTATACAAAGTACTTTTCATAAAAGCGCCTAAACCAATATTGTAAATAAAGCTTAGTAAACATGATATACATAAAGACGGTAGCTTTAAAGCAAATAAAGCCGGTAAACGATTTTTAGTCTGTAATAATAAATCTTGAACTTTTTCTGTTAATATCGTATCAGCTTCGGCACGTTCCATAATTTTGTTCACGTCCCAATTACGTACTACAAAACCATAACCAATAGTTTTAAAGCCTCCTGGACAAGTATAAACATGTTCTGAAAAACCTTCAAATTTTTTTATTAAATCTACTGCTTTATCAATTATTTGCACTTCATTAATACTTCGTTCTTTATTGTTTATTTTTGTATTTTCTTTTTCTATTTTCATTCCTTTATTCAGTTGGCTTGTTATTTTTTCCATTTTTTCTTTATTCTGTTTATTTGTATTTTGCTTATTTATATTTGCCATTTTTTATTTCCTCCCAATATGTATAATTTATAGCTATTGCATCAGCTTCATTATGAAAGCGTATGTTATCCTCGCTTCTCGTTTTAAGATATGGATACATGTTTACCGCTTGTTGTACCATTTCCTGTTTTCCACAATTACCACGCCCCGTAAACACTTTTTTAATGCGTGTTACAGATAATGGAACAAGGGATGTCGTCTCAGACAATAACAGTTGTATTATGCCTAAAAAGGCTCCATATAAATGCGCTGCATGTGAGCTTGAATGCGCTATGACATGCTCATATACCACTGTTAATTCTTGCAATCCTATATCAAAAGTTTTTAATATTGCTTTTATTAATTTTTTTATTTGCGAATGAAATTCATGTATTTTTCCGGCAAATTTCTTACTTTTTAATGTTATATAACCACTTGTTTTATAAATACCGTCTTGGAAGACACTCCAACCAAAACATGTGCCTAAATCTAAAGCTAATGTTACCATTTATGAATCTCCTTACTAAATTATTGTCATCATTCCCTTAATGTTTTAAAGCATAATTAGTCACAACATCTAATAATTCTTTTTTGCGCGTTTCATCTTGTAATCCTAAATCAATGATTTGTTCTAATGCTTGATATATTGTTTGTTGTTCTGCATCTGCGCATAATTGTGCCAAATTTTTAACTACATCTACACAGTCTTTATTTACCTTTAAAGAATTAAACACAATATCTTTATATCGCATATAGCACTCAGTATCGATATTTTGTTCTAAATATTGCGTAATTGTTTTCTCTTTTAGTTTGAATAATTCTATACATGATGTTAATATATCTTGACCAAATTGGTTGACTAATACTTTGTCCATAAATGTTGTGCATATAATATATGCTATTATGATATTAATACATTACCATACGAAAAACAAGGAAAAATGATTATATATCCTTTTGTTGATTATAATACAACTACAATAATAACTAATAGTGAAGAATATAATGTTATATTTAATGAAAATAGTGACATTAATAAAACAAAGCAAATATTAAAAATGGTTTTAGTACAAAACACAACTTATGATAGTAGTTATAAAATTTATTATGTACCACAACCTTTAGAAGGAGAAATAGAAGAGCAATATGTTTTATATAATGGGCTATTTGTCTCAAGCCTACAAACTACAACACTTACAACTTTAGAAGGGTTAGTTTTAAAACCTAATGCTAATTTAATTTTTTCTGTTGATGATACAAGGGCAAAAGCTACAATTGTAGTAACTTATTGCACTTTTAATAACAGTAATTTTGAGCCTTTACCGGAAAATAATGAACAAAGTAGTAATGAACAAAGTAATAACGTTGATTCGCAAACTACTGAGCCGACTGAGCCATAATTATAGCGTCACATTTAGGACAATATTCATGTTCGCCTGCTAAATATCCATGTTTAGGACATACGGAGAAAGTAGGCGTTATTGAAAAATATGGTATTTTATATTTGCTTAAAACTTTTTTTACTAAATTTTTACATACTGTAGAATTGGAAATTCTTTCGCCTAAAAAACAATGGAACACAGTTCCGCCAGTATATGCGCACTGTAATTCTTCTTGATGGTCTAATGCTTCGAAGATATCTTCCGTATACCAAGCGGGCAATTGAGACGAGTTAGTATAATACGAGTGAAATTTTTTGATATCTCTAGAATCGCCTGCTTGTATAATATCATTATACCGCTTTTTATCTTCACGTGCAAATCTATACATTGCACCCTCTGCCGGCGTAGCTTCTAAATTATATAAATTACCCGTTTCTTCCTGAAAATCTTTTAATTTTCTTCTAATAAAATCTAATATTTCTAATGCTAATTGTTTGCCATTAGGACAAGCAATATTCCATTCATCCTTTGTAAAATTTCGTACCATTTCATTCATACCATTTACCCCAATAGTGGAAAAATGGTGATTATATTGCCCTAAATAACGTCTAGTATATGGGTATAATCCTTGTTCTAAAAATTCATTAAGTTTTTTTCTTTTTATTTCTAGGCTTTCTTTGGCATTATTTAATAATACTTCCAATTTATTTAATAATTCTTCTTTAGTTTTTGACAAATAGCCTAAACGTGCCATATTAATAGTAACTACTCCAATAGAGCCTGTTTGTTCGGCTGAGCCGAATAACCCCCCTCCGCGTTTGTATAATTCTCTAACATCTAATTGTAATCGACAACACATACTACGCACATCGGAGGGATTTAAATCAGAATTAACAAAGTTTTGAAAATAAGGAATACCATATTTGGCTGCCATTTCAAATAATAAATCAGTATTTTCCCCATCCCAATCAAAATCTTTAGTTATATTATATGTAGGTATTGGGAAAGTAAATATACGTCCTTCTGAGTCTCCGCTAATCATTGTTTCTATAAATGCTTTATTAATCATATCCATTTCTTTTTGTAAATCACCATAGGTAAAATCAACTTCTTGTCCGCCAATTAATGGATAATCATTTTTTAAATCTTTAGGGCAATGCAAATCTAAAGTGATATTAGTAAATGGTGTTTGTGTTCCCCATCTTGTGGGCACATTAAGATTAAAGATAAACATTTGTATAGCTTGTTTCACTTGAGCATAATCTAACTTATCATGTTTGACAAATGGCGCTAAATATGTGTCAAAACTACTAAATGCTTGAGCCCCTGCCCATTCATTCTGCAAAGTACCGAGAAAATTAACCATTTGCATTAAAGCCGTCGACAAATGCTTTGGAGGCGTGGAGCTTATTTTTGAGGGAACGCCATTAAACCCTTCATTTAATAAAGTGCGCAAACTCCATCCTGCACAATATCCCCCCAAAAAATCCAAATCGTGTATATGAAAATCCCCATTGACATGGTTTAATTTTACCTGTAAGGGGTAAATTTCATTAAGCCAATAATTCGCTGTTGCTTTTCCTGCTAAATGGAGAATTAATCCCCCAATACTATAATTTAAATTAGCATTGGCATTAACGCGCCAATCTTTCCTATCAGTATACTCTTCAACGGCTTGTTTATATAAAATATTTTGACTATTCATCTTTAAGTTATTCATCTTTACCTCCTTCAACAAACGTATATGTTTCTCCATAAAACATTAATGGAATAATACCTGTTTCCCCGTGTCTATTTTTTTCTATTATTAATTCTGCTTTTCTCTTAATTTTTTCTACTTCTTGTGGCGATAAGTCCTCGGGGATTTGGTCTCTATTATAATAATATTCTCTGTATAATAATGCTACCACATCCGCATTCTCTTCAATGCCTCCACTATCTCTTAAATCACTCATTACTGGTTTTTTGCTATCTCTTCCTTCTAATTTACGGTTTAATTGTGCTAATAAAATGATATTAATCTTTAAATCTACTGCCAATTGTTTTAAACACTTTGACATATATGCTATTTCTAATGACCTATTGCTAAAAGTACCATCTGTTGTTTGTAATAGTTGCATGTGGTCTATCACTACTACTTTCACATTATCAGTTTTTACCTTCATAATTATTAATGTACGTATATTCTCAAAATTGCGATTCTTTGGCGTGTGATATTCTACCGGCAATTTGTTATATACCAAATCTTTAATTTTGTCCAATTTTTGAATAGCTTGTTCATTATTCAAAAATTTCTGCTTTCTTATCTCTTCTAAAGGTAATTGGTAGTTACGGGCTATACTTCTTAACAACATTTCAGATTTTGTCATTTCTAAAGATAAAAACAACACTTTTCCTCCTTTTTGTTTAATATCTTTTTGGTTATAATAATTAGCTGTATTTTCTGCTATACATCCTGCGAATGCTGTTTTGCCCATTGCCGGACGTCCTGCAATAACTATTAAATTACCTTCTTTTAAACCGTCAATTTTAGCATCTAATGTTGTAAGCCCTGTATTTAATCCTTCTACTGTTCCTGGCTGTCTATCAAAAAAATTATTAGCTGTATCAATATCGTCCTCTTCTTCTAAAGTCGTATCAAGTAATAAAACTTCTTGATTTATCTTTTTTACTGCTTCTTTTAATTCTTCTGTTGTGGCAAATTCACGTCCCATTTTTAATAAATTTACTGCACATGATAATATCTTTTTCTTAATTAAATTTTCCTTCATTTTTTCAATATACGTCATAAAGGCTTTTTCCCTCCTCTCTTCTGGCAAATTTCCCATATATTTAAACGCTTTTTCATAATATTCATTAATATGTTCGCTGTAGTCTTTCCCTAAAGTTTTCTCAATTTCCCCTGATAATATAAATTGGTCAACATAATCATTATTAGTTACTAATTTCCCAATAGTTGTAAAAATTATTTTATGTAATGTATTGCTAAAATAAGTGGGGTCAATACCTGCTTCACGGCTTTTCGAATAACAATAATTACAATCTGAAGTTAACAAAAAATATATAAAACCGCATTCCGTTAAAAAATCATAATTGTTTTTAATATCTTTTGCTTCTTTTGCGATAATATCTTTTTTAGGCAAATCATTAAAAGTTATCGTATTTGCAATATTTATTATTTCAATTTGTAACGATTGATATTGTTTTTGTATATAATCAGCAAATCCGCTTTTGTCTTTTACTAAAAAATCATTAAAATCTTTATAATCATAGTCTTCGGCTTTTACAAATGGCAAACCTAAAGCTTTTAGTAAACGTTGTATCTTCACTGCATTAGTTTCGCCTGCTTCATCATTGTCTAAAGCTATTACAAAACCTACATTATTATATTTTAAATTATCTGCTATTAATTTGATTTTCTCTTTAAAGGCATGATATCCAACGCCATTTAATGCAATGCCTTCAAATTCTGATACCATTTCAATACTAAGACAATCATAAACTCCCTCTGTTATAAAAATTATTTTATTTTTAATATTTTTACTTAATATTTGTTCATTATATATTGGAGCTGTAATATTTTTCATTTTTCTATATTTGCCATTATATTCATCTATTTTGGAACGGTCATTAATTTCTGCTATGAAATAATTATCATTATATGGTATTATATAAGTGTATAATTTGTTAATGTCCTCTTTCACTTTATCACCTTGGTTCTTTATTAACATATTATACTCGGGGATTGCGCCTAGTTTCTTCTTTCCTATCAAGGCTGCATCAAATCCCCTCTTTTGATAATGTTCTAATAATCTTTTGTTATTTAAACAATATTTATTACAACGGTCAAATATTTCGCTTAAGTCTTCAGACGGCGTTATTCGTTCGTTACTTATTGGCTCTACCGGTAATCTTCTTATATTTTGTAATACTTCATATTCTTTGGGTAATACTATATTATTTTGTTGTTTTTTTGTATTTTCGTATTGCTTTTCACCTGTTATTTTTATTTGGAACATTTCATAAGCTTTCTTAAATAATTCTTTTCCTTCTACGTGTAATACTTCCTTTATCAAATCAAAAGAATCATACAATACTCCGCAAGACATACACTTTAAACGTGGTTTTTTCCCCATGGCTTCATAATAATACATACTTGGATGTTTATCGCTATGTGCGGGATTAATGCATCTAATAGCACGTCCCCCATGCCGTGGGGGCTCATTTGAAAATAACATAGAATAAACTGCGCTTAAATTTTGATTGATATAATCATTGGCTTCTTCAACAGTAGCAAAATATAGCATTCTTATCTCCTTTTAAACTTCGGTTTTTTTCAGTTTTTCTTCACAAAACTTTTTCAAAATATCATCCCATAATAAATATATTTTTCCGTCTAGTTTTTTATATGTCAACTGCGGATATCTTCGCGGTTCTAAAGCGGTAATTGATCTATACCCTAATAAATTAGCTAATAAACTCCGTGGATAATATTTTTCACCGTTCTCTCCTATAATTTCATTATCGCTTATTCTCTGGTAAAAGTCAATAACCTCTTCTTTATTTTTTTTCTGTATATTCTCTACATATTTTAACTCTCGTAGCATTTCCCAACTATTTGTAGCTATTTTTTCTAAATCTGATAAAGTAATATCATTTATATTCACGCCTTTTCTATAAAGCTTGTTTATTTGCAAAAACCATTTTCTTACCTGTAGGAGAAAAAAAATACCTCTTATATCATATGTATACAAGTCTGTTCCTTGTTCATGTTTAAATAATTCAATAGGCAAAAAGATATTTTTAAACAACGGGCGCAAATCTGTGTTAACCCCGTAACATACGTAAAGCAATAACCATTTATAACAACTTTCATAGGTCTTGATTTCATGCATCTTGCTTACGTTCACAAAAAACCGTAATTTAGCTCCGCATATAGTACGACTACTTAATTTTTTTTCTGTATCTTCTTTATTACGTTCTCTTATTATGCTCATTGTCTTTCTAATAAGTACACGTTGCGCCACTGTATAATCCCAAATATTATTAGTAATTTTATAATCTTTTACTGTATATATTTTTCCTTTATTTTCACCCATTATTAGAAATAATGCATCTTTATTATGACGCATATCATACAAAATACTTTTTAAAGTACTTGAATTTTCTTTATTATATATTTTTACTATATTATTATTAATATATTCTGTTATATTTATTATATTCATCATTTTTAAATACTCCTTTCTTTTACTTCGTCCCCTTCTTTTACTTTAAACCAAATAGCCAATAATCTCTTATATTGCGCTTTTAAAGCGGGGAACTTCTCTATTACTTCTTTTGTCAATCCCTTTTTATTACAATAACGGAACAAATCAGCACAAGCTTCTTTATTTGGGGCAATTTGCAACATATCTATTTTTGCTTGTAAATCTTCTATATATGGGGTAATATCATTATTAATACTTCGCTCATTTTTATTCTCCTCATCTTCATTGTCATGTTTTGTAACTACTTCACTATTATCAGTTTTTTTTGTTTTTGTACTACGTTTATTTGTCGCCATTGTATAATTAGTATTGTCTAACGTTTCAGGCTCTACTATACCAAATGCATTAATTAATAAATAACGCCTCATATATGTCGATATACATCCCTCACGTTGTATTATGTCCATTTTGTCTGCTTGACCAGTATCCCCATGAAATTCATGTATAAATTCAACTTGTTCACCATTTTCTACGTCTATTATAGTTAATTTACCCATTGTGTTTAATATATCTATTTTTATACATAAACCCGCATTATAACACAATTTATATAATTGTGGTAAAAAATCACTTAGCTCATAATAACTAAATTTTAAAAAACTATTATGACCAGTTTTTGCCAATTTTAAATTATAAAGGTCAATACTGACCCCCATAATTTTGCTATACACATTTTTCTTTTGTTCATTCAACATTATATAACCCCTTCTTTTTTCAATTGGTAAAGCTTTAAAAAAGTACAAGTATCTAACATGTTTATTGTTTTACCATCATCTATTTTTTGTGCAATTTTTGCCATAAAATCATTATCTACTTCACTTGCTCTTTCTAATATTTCGTCTTTTTTAACATGTGTAAAATTCTTAAATAATATTTCCCAATTATTCTCTATTAACACATTATTAAAATACTTTTCTTTCAATATATCAAATGCTTTTTCTATTACTATTTCTATACATGCGTTCATTTTTTCTTCTCCTTTACAATAAATTATATTTTTTTGCTATTATAAATAGCCCAATCATTGCCATTACTTTCATTGCAAACGTGTGCATATTAGCCTTATAACTCTTTCCATGTTTCCTCAAAGCTAATATTGTCCTAAATTCTTTTAACGTACTGTTTGCTAACACATACGATACCATTCCCATAGCACAATATTCTAAATTCATTTTTTCCTCCCATCATTCCTTAAAATATACTTGTTATAGTGGTTGTATATGGCGTACCTTTTATTTTGTTATTTAACCAATTCAGCGAAAACACTAATTGTAAAAACGTTGTTAATGCTTTATGATATTGTTGCTTTTTTGTGTATTTCTCTTTATATTCAAAAGATTCTATTGTATCTATTACAATATTTGTTAATGCTCTTATTGCCTCTTTTTTATATTCTCCTCTCACCAATGCTTTAATATAATTTACTGCATATATTTTTGCTTTAGCCATGTCATTTCGTGTTATAGTGACATTTGGAATAATGCGTGAGACAAAAACAGTAGCAAAATCTACAATCGCATTAACATCAACAGTATCATCTGCTTGTCCTATACTTTTTGACAATAATTCTAAACTTGTTATTATATACTTTTTAAAGTTTTTATAGTCATTAATCTTTTTCATTTTTTCACCTTTTTTTGGGGCTTTCCTTTTCTTTTGCCCCCTTCACCTTTCATTATCAGTATATAAAATTATCCTCCTTAATGTCAATACTTTTTTTTTGAAAAAACATAAAAAAATATTTTTGCATTATATACTTGCATTCTCTTATATATGTATGTTATAATAAATATAGAAAATGGTATGGCAAATATTTGCACATCACGAAGTAATATGTTATATACATTACCTAAAACAATAATGTTACATAAAAAACGTAATGCCTTTTTAAAAAACTCTAATAAACTAGAAAAATTTGTTGATGTATATAATAAATTAAATAATACAAATATAACAATAGAAGAATTAAATATTAAGACACAATTACAAAGTGAATTATTACACTTCTTATTAAAAATGTTTTATAATAGTTTTTTACTCAACAAAGGAAGTTTTAAACTTACTGGTTCACAAATGTGCAAAGACAAAGAACAACCACGTATACAATACCATACTGGTAAATTCTACACAGAAACTAACATATTGGGCAAAAAAGTTAAATATATAACCACAAGTATAACTGGTGATTTATGTGACGCTTTTGGTTTTCATATCAGTGATTATGTTTATTCTAAACTAATACATTTGCTTATTGATTTAAAAATTATTACACGTAAACTAGTTACTAAAGCAAAAAAGACAAAAACTTCAAAGACATTTAAAGACAACAAAATCAGAACACGTAATTATTTTCATCTTACCAAAATGGGACATTATCTCTTATTACATTATTTTGGAAAAACAAATGGAAAATGGAACAAAACAGCATCTGTATTTTTTAGATTACAACAAAAAATTAACGCTATGCACAAACAAGGTTTTACATGGGCACAAATTTATAAGACAATCAGAAAGCAAACAATCAGACACAAAATCAGAACAAAATATCTCATAAAGCAATATAAAGCTAATAAGCATAATACTCATAATGCTAATGTTAATCATACCGATAATGCACTCAATTCAAAAACTTCTTTTTTTAATTCCAAAAAAGTTCATGGTAGTGGTGTAAAAAACAGTTATGTTTTTTATTCTTTTCCAAAGAATAAAAAAAACATAACAACTGTTCAAGAACAGACACAACACGGTAAACAACATAACTGTTATTGGGAACAAAATCTAGCAAAAGAAGAAAAAAACAACAGTGATATAAACAGTAACAATATAAACAGCAGTAATAAAAACATTAACAGTATAAACAGCAGTAACGGAATTAACAGCAGTAACAATACTTACAAATACGCAGATGAACAAAGTATAAATAAACGAAATAGTAATAAACAAAGTATTGATTATTTTATTGGCGATGATATAAACGATTATATATTACGTACTAGAAACCTTAAAGTTGATTATATAGATGAAGTAAAAACTACAGTTAAAAAAACTATCATTTTAGCAGATGAGACTCCTTGGGAGGAGTGTTAATAAGAAATCACAATAAGATGAGTATTAATAAATAAAATAGAATAAATCACAATAAGATAAATGTTAATACAATTGCCATAAATTGATTTTACTTCTACATACTACCAATATAAAACTCTAATACTTCTCTTCTAAAGGTTTTATCTTTACAAAGTATTGTTTATTACCTATTACATTACTTTCTAGACTAGTATAGATTCTAACATGTTATTACCTTACCTATAAACTACTATATTAACATTAGTGACATTTCTTCTCTTACCGGTAAATTATTCTACTGAATTATTACCTTACCTTTATACAGTACTACTTTAACAGTAGTGACAACACTTGTTTTTTTTATTTCCGCTAAATGCTCCATAAAAAAAACAGTGTATATTAACAGCAGTGATGCTTAAATAAAGTATTAGTTTATTTATTTACCTTACCTATATAAATTATTGTATTAATATTAGTGACAACACTTTTTTTATTTCGCTAAAGGCTACATAAAAAAGCGTCACGTTAATATATTACTGTTTAAACAGTATTATTACCTACCTTAAATAATAACGTAGTATAACTTAGTTACTTTGCCTTATACATAAGTAAATTCTTTAACTACAATTAAACCTATATTACACAAATGACTAAATAAATTACCTACAAATTCTTCCTCTAAAGGTATGAGGTAACCATGTGTAAACTACGCCAATTTAAACATTTATAACACAAATGTCAAAAAGGGCAATGTTTAAACCGCGGTAAATACCTAATACCTGTAGAAGGGAAAAAGGGCGATAGCCCTTTTTATCTCCTTTGCTAATTCTTCACCAAAATAAAATTGTCTATATTGGTATGTACTACTCATTGATATAAATTTAGGTAATAATAATATCATTCTTCGTACCTCTTTCAATTCTTTACCAAAATAAATTAATCTACATTAATGAGTATCAGAGTATTATCTTCTGTTTTTTATTTGAGTAGATATATATTTATCATATGTGAGCAATTATGCTATTGTACGGCTTTTAAAACTGATAAAAATTCTATTTCTATATGCACAACACTAAGAATTGCTAAATTACCTTATATTTTTTTATATTTTTTGTCTTGACATGCAAAGTGAGTGTGTGTTAACATATAATTGCAAAGAGTGAGATAGACACAACATAAAAAAAATGCATTTTATCAGTCATGTAGTAATAAAACTACGCTGATACATCGTGGAATGTGTGTAATCACGGATTACATTACAGAGAACGCCAATGCTTCCATAAGACTAAAAGCGGGTGCCAAAGCCTTAAAAGAAACACGATGAAACAATGCAAAATAGTCCAACAAATTAAGAGTTTAAATGCTTTAACTATTTCCGTGTCTGTGATGGCGAATCAAAAACCACGAGACTATCGAATAAAAAGGTAGAAGAAAATAGGTAAGGAATTGATTAAATAAATAACTGAGGAGATAAAAAGGGCTGCGAAAAAAAAAGTAGTAAAAACAGCAATAAAAAAAGTAACAAAAAAAGAAAAAATACTTGACACAAAAAGTGAATGATGATACACTAAAAGAGTAGAAAAGAGTTTAAAGGTTTTTGAATTGTTTTAATTGTCTCAAACAATTTGAAAATGCCGAACTTTAAAACTTTTGGGCTTTTGGATAATGTACATATTCAAGAGCTGAGACAATCAGAAGTTTTAGTGTTTGTGTCTCAGTGATGGGCTTTAAATCTTTTTTATATGATTGATTAAATTGATTACAATGCTTTTAGTGATAAACTATATAAAAAAAAGTAAATTCTGTATTTTGTATAGTTTGTTTTTGAAAGTATAGTTTAATGCGCTTTATTTTTTGTTATAGACAGCTTTTACAGTAGCAACTACTTTACAAATTTTTATTGAAATTAATGCCTTAAATACTATGCTCTTAAATTAGAGTATAGTATTTTAATTTCTTTTATATTAGTATTTTATTTTTTGCGAAAATTGTAAATGAGATATCGTCTGATAGTTTTTGTGCGAAAAATTCCGCAAGATTTGTTAAGTTATAATATAAATTGATTTTATTAAGTATTTTTATTTCTTCCATTTTCATCTTGTTTTTTTGCCATTTATTTGACTTATATAATGAACGAAGTAGAAAAGAACGAAGTAGCACTGTTGCTAATTCTTTCATGTCATATTGTATATATGGTTTAAATTCTGCTGGTAATATTTGTTTTTGATATTTTTTAAATAATGGTAATTTTGTTTTAAAATATTCGGTATATTCGGGTATTTGCAAGGGAGTTTTTCCAAATAAAAATAATTGGTTTATTTTATTTAATATTTGTATACTTTCTTCTTCTAAAGGTGTTGTTAATTCAGCCCTTAATTTTTGCCACACTTTATAATTAATATCATTAGGCATTGTGCAAATACGCCAATCTAAAAAGATACGTTTGTTTTGCGCGGTTTTTTCATTTTCTAGACGTTTTTTATAATATTTAAATGCTTTTAAATTTTCTTCTGTGTATTTTGTGCCCTTGGAAGAGTACATGTTTTTAGCCTTTCACTTTTTATCATTGCCCCTTTTTTATATTATAAAACGTATGCTAGAATAAAACTAGTTACTAAATTATTAATTTTGTTTTGAAAAAAAGGTGTTTTTTAATGGATAATATGGAACAAGGTCGTAATATACAATTAATTAGTTGGATAAGCCTATTGATAAATTGTAGTAATTTAATAGTTTTTAGCTATTTTGGGATATATTTAAAAACTAGTTTAATGCTCAGTTTTACCGCTTTAGGAGTGTTAGAAGGATTTGTAGATGGGATGAACTATTTTGTAAAATTATTATCAGGTGTTTTTTTTGACAGAAGAGTACATAATGGGCATAATCCCGTAGGTATATATAGAATGGGGATAATAGCAATAACCTTGATAAAAATAGTAGAATCAACGGCACGAACATTGCCATGGTTGTTTGGAGGGAAAATAATAGAACGTATAGGAAATGCTTTGCAAGCAACGCCACGTGACTCATTAATGTCAGTTTATACTAATGGGATGACTGTAAGTCAAAAGTTTAAAAGTTTTAGTAAACGTGTAATGTTTGGAAGTATTGGTTGTTTATTAGGCAGTATATTAGCAGGCGTGTTATATTATTTCTTACAAGATTATCAAATGGTTTTCTTATGTTCATTAATACCGGGAGTAATGGCGTCTTATTTAGCAATTAAGTTATATAAGAATTACAAAGCAGTTGGGCGGACAAATAATCAAACAAATAATCAACTAATAAACCTAAAGCAGATGTTGTCACAAAGTAAATTATTAACTAAAGATTATTATAAAATATTATTAATTAGTAGTTTATGTAGTATCTTTAGAATTAGCGATACTATGGGAATATTATATTGTTTTAAACATAGCCAGTCGCCAGCATGGTGTACTCCATTTTATTTTGCGGTTTTCCATATTGGAGCTATTACAAGCGCTTACTTAATTGGTACGGCTTTGAGTAAGAAAATAGTGAAGAGTTTGACAGTGTTACAGTGTGGATTGTTTACATTTATTATTGCTATACTAAATTTCCTATTTCTTTCTTTTACCGGTAGTGGTTTCTTGTCTTCGACAGGATGTTATTTGGGAATGTTATGCTTAGGCGCTTATAGTGTCGTTTGTTCCAGTGTTTTTCCAGCGCAAATATCGGAAGTAACAAAAAAAGATTTATTAGGTACGGCACATGGTATATATAATTTATGCAATTCAATATGTTTGTTATTGGGAGGCGGTTTTTTCGGCTTAAGTTGTGATGTATTCGGGATGCATAGGGCTTTTGCTATTAATATTGTAATGTGTATAGCGTGTTTGGTAGTATTGGGGCAAATATATGCTACAAGTAAAAAATGATTGTTTGACTAACAGTAATTTAGTTTATAAGGGGCAAAAGTTATTAGTAGATAGGCAATATATTGCCCCCGGATTATCAAGAATAGTAAAGGCGACAAAACAAGGAGCAAGAAATTTAATGTGGTTGGGAGGGACTAGGTCATTAAAAACCAGTTCAATGATGCAGTTATGCGGATGGTTAGCAACGGGGGTTTATCCCGACCAGTATGACGGATATAAATTTGAACATCCAGTAAAAATTATTGTTGTATCTTTGACAAATACAATGAGTAGAGATATAGTCCAAAATTATTTGATAAATGGAGAAAGTACTAGTGGTAGGAAACAAGATTTATTATTTTATACTAATTCAATATTAAAATCAGGAGTCAAGGGACTTTATGAAAAAATATTTATACCACATTATACTAATAAAATATATGACGGAGACAGTACAATTATTTTTAAATCAGCAGAAGAGGGGGCGGGTAATTTTCAAGGGTTTAATGGTATAGATTGCATTTTTATAGACGAAGAACCTCCATATGCAGTATTTAAAGAATGTTTAAACCGTTTAGCAGGTATGAAAGACAACGCAGGAGAAACAAGAAAAACTTTTTTATTTATATCACAATGGGCAGGTAAAGGAAAAACAGAGTTAGTTAAATATTTTATAGAAGGAAAAGAAAAAGATACAGTCAATGATTATACTTTTTACACACAATCAGGTTGGGCGGATAATCCTTTTTTAAGTGAAGAAGAAATAAGGAAGATGGAAAAAGATTATCCGGCGTGGGAATTGCCAGCACGTAAATATGGAATACCAGTATTTGGACAAGGGAGAGTTTTTGAATTTTGTATTGATGAGATTATAACGGACGATATAAGTGTTTATGATATACCTTTAGAATGGAAGAATATAGGAGGGGTTGACCCGTCCGCTACTTCTAATGGTACATGGGGTGCATGTTTTTTAACTCAAAGTCCAGACGGGCATATATATATGATAAGGGATTATTTGCAAACTAACAAGAGGTTAGACGAACACGGTACTAATTTAAGAGTGATGTTTAATACAGTCCCGGGCGTTCCCATAGTATGCGACCCAGCAGGAGGAGGAGAGAATTATGAAAGACAAAGTGCGTTGGAATATTTAAGAGACGAAGAAAAATTAAATATATTAAAAGCAGAGAAAGCAAACCAAGCTAAAAATCACGCAATAAATAAAATTTATTTATTAAAAAGACAAAATAAATTTCATATATGTAAAAGTTGTGTAAAAGCGTTAGAACAATTTGACCAATACGCACGTGATGAAAATAACAAAATTATTAAAGCTAATGACCATATAATCGATGCTTGTTTTTATGCGTTAAATAAAATTGATATAGGTGCTAGTAAAATGCAGTTATATAAACCTAATGGCGGTGCCGGAATTAATGTAGTGTCTTTGGAATGAAATGAAAAGAGATACTAACAATCTAGTGTCTTTGGAATGAAATGAAAAGAGATAATGAATCACAAATGTAAATAATATAGTATCATTTTATTGATAAGTTTTTAAAAATATTAGCAATGCAAATAAAACCACAAGTATTAGATATAGAAGAACTCAATGAAGAATATAAAAACTTAATAAAAAACCCAGATTTTGTGTATTGGCGGTCAATGCATATTAGAAATTTAAGATATTATTTAGGCGAAGAAGGTATAAACAGCAGAGGTTTAAAGAATCTTAAAAAGAGAAATATACAGCCAATAGAATGTAATATAGTATCTCCTTTAATACACACAATACAAGGAATAGAAATGCAGACAAGTTATGATATTAATGTACAAGTTAATGCCACAGGAGAAGAAGCAGGAGAATGTGAAGAAGCGTTAAATCAATATTTTTATGATATACAAAGTGATGAAGAATATGCGCAAAATATAAGATTAGCCTTTAGAGACGGATTGATAGGCGGTTTAGGATTTTGCCGTGTTTTTTATGACAGAGATATACCAAAAATAAAACATATTTCGCCTTTAAATATTGCCTTTGATTTTTACGACCAGACTAGTCAATTTACTAACCAATATTGCATTTATACATGGGAAGATTTGCCAAAAACAGCTATTAGATTATTATTAGGCGAGACGGAGTTTAAAAAGTTAAAGTTTACAAAAGCAACAGATGATTATTTTAATAGTTTGAATCGTTTAGCAAATGATTTAACAAATGATGACAATTTTAATCATAGAGTTTTTATCCGTCATGGCATTGAAGTAAGAGATGGTTATCAAGGTTATTTAAATGGCGATTTGTTTTACACATTAGATAAGAAGATAGGCGAAAAATTACAGAATTCTAAAGAAGTACCAATTACTATTAATACTATGACTACTATAATACAAGGTAGAATAGTAAAAAGTGTTGTACAAGAACCATTAGTAATTAATGGAAAAATACCAATAGCTATTTTTAGTTGTAATAGGGTTGATGGGGCAGTACCAAAGGGGTTGTTAGAAAGCGTTGTGTCTGTACAAAGCGGTTTTAATATGGCTTTATCAAAATCAATAGCCTATGCAAATGCAGAAAAAACTATATTGCATATTGGAAGTACAGCAGATAGAGCCAAATATGAAGAAGCCCCGGAAGTATTAACACAGCCTAACAGTGTTATTTTTTTAGCTCCCGAAGATAGATATGAAGTGCAAAAATCGAATGATGTGGTAGCACAACAAATAGGTTTTATGAACTTATTTAACGATTATTTGAAAAAAGTCACTGGGTTAGAGGATGAAAGCAAAGGAGTCCCGACAAATGCAATTTCGGGAGTAGCATTACAACAACGTGATATTAATAGCCTACGAAGCACAGCATTTATATTTAACAACTTTAAATGCTTTAAAAAACAGATAGGTACTTTTATATTACAGCAATTGCAAAGTAGTTTGCAAACAGACATAGTTATTAATATGAGGGGAGAAGAAAATGCAAGAAAAATAGTACTAAATCAAGTAATAGAAGATAATAATACAAATACTTATAAAGTAAAAAATGATATAACTTGTATGAAATGGAACATAGTTATAAAACAAACTCCTTCTGAGATGACAATGAAAGAAAAAGAAAAAGAAAATTTAATAGAGTTGTTAAATAGTCCAATAGCGTCATTGGCTTTACAATCAGAAAGATTGTTAGGTTTGTTTGTGTCTAATCCTAAAGCAATGAAAGAAGAATTGAATAAAATAATGCAATCTAATGAAAGTAATTATGCCATTCAACAAGAGCAAATTAATAATTCTAATATAGTATAATATAATTGTTGTAAACATTAGTGAGATGGTAAACACTTATGGCAGAGAATAATAATTCTACTGAAAAATTAGAGCAATTGCTTAACGAAGAAAAGCAAGCAACAGCAGAACAACAAACCAAGCAAAGTACTCCACTAACTTATGATAATAATTTTCATGAATTGGTAGGAGATGAATGTTATAAAAATATTCAGAAATATAATGCGTCAAGCAAACAATATATTGACGCTTTTGAAGATTACTATAAACATTTGAGTACTGAGGAGAGGGAGAAGCTAAAAGGAGAAGCGAAAAATGGAAAAGATGTTGAAAATCAAGCTTTATTTTTTCTCTCCAAAGGTAAAGAATATTTTGATAATAGCCGTTATGGCTTAATTCAGAAAGCGGGAGGTTTAGATGCTTATTTGGATAAGTTTGAAAAAATAGTACTTGACCAAAAGGAAGAGCTAGACCAGATGAGGCAAGAAATGGCAGAAACAAAGATGAAAAATACAATATTGGCTAAAGAAAAAGAAACAGATAACCCAAAACGCGCTTATGCAGGACGCACTTATCCCAAAAAGAACCCTTATCATAGTGCTGATATGGATACAGAAAAAGCAGATGACTATTTTGTAGATTATGTTTTGTCAAAAAAAGAAGAATAGGAGGTAAAAAATGGCAAGAAATAATATCGCTGATACTTCGGTTGTACATTCTTTAGGACGCCCAGAATGGTTGCAAGACCCAAAGGCTCAAGGAAGTACAAGTATTGCACATGAAGAGTATTACGGAAAAAGAAAATATGTGCAAGATTGGTTTTATGCCAATAGTTTTCAAACAAGTATTTTAGAAAGCTTAAGAGGCGAAGGAGGCAGTAGTCCCAATAGCTTTATACAGAGTTATACTTTGGCAGGGGAAGAATTACCAGATGACGGGAGAGGCTCAATAGTACATAGTAATACAGTGACCTTTACTGTGGTATCCAGATTAACGCCAGGAAAAAATGAGCCGTTGATTGCAGGTAATTTAGAAGAAAGCGGAGAAGCATTAGAACAATATCCATTTGTTACAAGATTTGAAGGCGTAAGAAGGAGACATGTTATTGAATACCCTAATTATAGAAGCCGTGAAAGTTTAACAAAACTTTTGGTAGACCAAGTTAATGTAGTAAAGCAAGCATTGACAGATGTTACAAAAGAAGAAATTAATCAAAATTTATTTGGAGCATTAACAAGAGGATATGAAGGGACTGTAGTAGGTCATATGCCTTTAGCTTGTAGAACTCTTGTAGGAGACAAATTAGCTTATCGATATAATAGCAATGCTACTTTAAACGCCCAGTTGCAAGCAATAACACCTAATAATGCTTTAAATGCAGCGTTACTACCAGACCGTACAATGAATGTTACACATATCAGAAGGTTACGTGATATGGCTTTATTTAATGAGTATGGAGCCTCAAAAATGGGCGCAGGCATGTTGCAAGGCGGAGTTTTGCCATTTGACCAAACAACACGTTTTATCTTTTTAATTGACCAAAATGCACGCGACCAATTGTTAAGTGATGAATTTTTCAGAGCTACATATTTGCATAATGCACGTACACTTCCAAGTGACAGATTGATAAACCCAGTTGCATTGGGCGATTATATGGGGACGGTTTTTGGAGTTGATGTTTATTATTGTCCTTATATTGATTTGTACCGTAAAGAAGGAGTTATGCTATCAAACGTTCCGCTTGGCGTGTCTTATGGCGTATTTTTAGCAGCTAGTGCTTTGGTAGAAGGTTATGGTTTTACCGATTTAATAGAAACCGTTGAAAATAGAGGCGGAAAACGTATAGAATTGCAATATGAATATGTGCATGGGGCAGAAGCGCCAAGATTCCCAGGTTATTTTTCGGGAAAGTTTAAAGAAACAGACGCAAGGGACGAGGCTTTGATTACTGAAAACAATGCAAATATTCCGACATTCGAGCATAATCCTAATTTACGATATTCTATGCCGGAAGTTGGTATTATTCATTCTTTCACATGGAATAAAGTAATGGCTAATTGGACAGTATAGAGGAGAATTATAAAAAATGATTATTACAGATAAAAAAATGATAGATATACGAAACGTTCCAGTAGGAACGTCCAGTAATGGAGACGCTTTAAAATTACCCCAAACAAAAATGATAAATTTTTACAAAAAAATATATATATTTCCGAAAGCAAGGGAGAGAGTATTAGAAAATTTCCCTTATGAAATAATAGGAGTATCTGTTTTATGGGCATTACTTAATGATGGCACTTATTCATTGGACATTGGGGGAGTTTTAGCGCTTGCGAATAACAAAAGGAACTTGACGTATACGGCAAACCCAGACGCCGCGGTTAACGTACAACAAATTGCAGTGGAGGTATATTATAAAGCATGATTATAGGAGATAAAAAAATAATTGTAGTTGATAATGATAATATTGACTTTGGAGACAGGCTAAAAGAGAAAGGGGTTGTTTTCAAAAATTATTATGAACGCTATTACTTAATAAAACCGACAGGTGAAGAAAAAGAAGCAAAAGAGTTTAACGTAGTGTATCACTTCCCGTATAACATAATCAGCGCTAACATAGAAGCATGTTATGTCACAGGAAATAACGAGTATACAACGACGCCCTCATCAAATATAGCATGTAAAATAATCAGAGGAGAAGGTCAAATTACCGTTGAGTGGGGCGAAGCACAATCGGCTTTCGACAAAGCATTAATAAGAATAATATATACAAATTAGTTATTTTTAGTATTGTATAATTATTATAGAAAAATAATAGTTATACAATCTTATGAAAGTCAATACTTTTACCAACAATGTACAAAATATTTTTTATGCTTTATCACCTTTGGAATCAAAAGAAGAAAATTTAAATTATCGTCTTATACAACGAGCAGTTCAAGAAATTATAGAAGAATTTAAACCATTTAGGGATTTGTGGGCAGGCGTTTTATCTAATAATCTTGTTAATTTAGCAACAAAGGTTTTTTCTTCGATGTCTTTATACGGTATTTATAGGTTATCGCTTACTTATAATAAGAGAATCAGTAAAGTATTTGAAGTATTTTTTAAATCTAGACCTATTGAATATAAAATAGATAATAATATTATTATAATAGAATTGCCTAAGCAAAAAGTAAAAGATAATAGATTACAAGCAGATGATTTGCATATTGTTTGTAATTATACTGATGAAAATTTTTTTGCGCCCAAAAGAGAAGATGTCATTATATTAGCAGAAAAAATTAAAAGAAAAGATAATCAGCTTGAAGAAAATGAAATATTACTACCACAGGAGTTATTAGGACTAGCACAGGATTATTGTGTTTATAAATTGAGCACTATGTATGCGACGGGAAGACAAAAGGTTTATAATACATTTTACCAAAAATTTTTAGTTGATAAAGAAAAAATGCTCAGGGCTTATTGCACTGAAAATTGGGTTAATAAAAGCAAAAGACAAATGGAGCAATTATTATGATTTTAAAAAATATAAATGCAAATATTATTACACCTACATTAAATACTGATTTATACTTAAATCCAATTTTTAATACATTACAGGAGTTAGGGAACCAAACTATTTTTTATAAGAATATGTATTTCTCTTCTACCGGTTTTGCGCATAGTAGAGCGGGGCTCATATCTACGAGTTTTTTCGACAAAAAACAAGACGATGAAATTTTAAAAATTTATAATGATATTAATACCGGAGGGTATTTTATTTTTGAAAAAGTCCAAAAAACAGTAAATTTGCTTGCTTGCTCCGTAGTGGAAAATGACCAAAAAGTCCGTTGTGTTTTTGAAGAAAAAGATATGCCATTTGTAGAAGTGTCACAATATTTATATTATACCACAAAAGACGGAAATAGTACAAAAATTAAAATTACTGATGAATTGGGCGAAACATATGCACGAGATGGGGCACTATTATTACCGTTAAATGAAGAAACAGGGGGGTTGTTTTTAAAATATGAAGAAGATAGTATCGAAAATTTTTATATTGATGCTTTCACAATATTTTTTAAAAATGATGATATATTTTATAATCTAAAAGATACTGTAGAGCAAGAGGTTTTTTTTCCATTTTATAACAGCCCTAAGTTATTGCAGGAAGGAAAACAAAAAACAATATTGCCCGGGCATGTTTGTCTTTATAATATTTTAAAGAATGAAGAAAATAACAGATATTTTATAGTACCTTTAAGGGAAGAAATAGAAGTAAAAACAAGAGGAAGCTATACATTTAGCACATACTTGCCTAAAGAGAAAAATATAACAGTAACTTTTACCCCACAGTTTGAGAATATTTTATTGCAGGAAGGAGAAAAAATAAAAGGTTATGCAAAAAATGGGGCTTTATTATTTTCGGGGAGAATAGAAAAAGGTATTACGCAAACAGAAAAAACAACAACGCGTATAGTACATTATAAAGGGCATTTAACACATTATGAATATGAAATACAATTGCAATATCCGCCATTTATAAAAAATGCTACTTGGCAGAACATAAAAATATTACATTTTCAGGATGATTCGGTTATACAATCAGGCGATTACACACGAAAAGAAATAGATATTAAACAATTTGAAATACCAGATATTTTTGTCCCGAATCCAGAAGAGAAGTATTTTTTTATAAACGGAAGAACCGGGGAAATAATAGAACCTTATATTTTAAACCCAGATAATGCAATTAATACAGAAGACGAATTATGGGCGTTGTTTTATGCAATAGATGAAATAATAATACCGCCGAATATTAGTATGGCAGAAAAAAGGTTGTTATATCATACAGCGACAATAAAAGGCGTATTAGTAGAGAATGAACAAGTAGATGATATTTACGAAGATGTTGTAGAACCAGCGCAGAAACCAAGTGTTAAAACTAAATTAAAAATAAAATTGGATGCGTTGTTAACTCCGGAACAAATTGATACTGAAACAGGCAAACTAATGGTTGTTCAAGAGTCTCCAATTTTAAGCGACATTATTAAGATAGGCGGTTATTATTATGGCGTAAGTAATGCACAAATACAGAAAGATAAAAAAATATTAAATAAAGGTATATATTTATTTAGAACTATTATGCCAGGTGATATAACGCGATGGTATGATTTAACTTTAGGAAATTACTTATTTGTTGATACTTCAGGATTTTTTACTGAAATTGACTATCCAGTAGGATTAGAAAAACTATATGACAAATTGTTAATTATTGGAACAAAAAGCATACAAATTTGGGATGTTGGTAATTTGCCAAGCAATGCCATAAATGCAGAGGATAAAGACGCTGATTATAAATACAGGTTGCCGGAAAATGTAAGATTTTTGGGGAAATATAGAGCAAGTTTGCCAGTTGGAGTATTAAGTAAAAATATGATTTTTTGGTATGACAATAGTTTATTTTTGCTTACATATCAAGGTATGATAATGTTAAATCCACAAACATATAGTGGTATCCCCGAAATTGTACGTATCAAAAGTGGGGAAAATGCAATTTCTGTATTAATAAAACAAACACAAGACTTTACAGGGGGGTTTGTCCATGTAACAAATAAAGAAATTTTCATAAAAATAGGAAATGCGAAACAGATATTATTGTTAACTCCGCAAGAAACGGGAGGATTTAATTATAGTATATTAAGAACAAAAATAGGAGATAATCTAAAAATATTACAAGCTACATATGGAGAAACACAATTTTTTGTAGAAAAAGAGAAAAAAGTTTTTTTCTTAAAGTTTGACCCACATAAAGGTTATGATTATATACCAGGCGAAAAAAGAATGCCAATCGAAATACAATGGGATTTTGTAAGCACAAGTCAAATAGGAACATTATGGCATAATAGGAATGTGGCGTTGTCTTATGTATTAGAAGGATACCAAAAAGAATTGTTAGATTGTAGTTTAACAAGTTTAAAAAATAGAAGAAAAACAAATAACGTAACATTAAGATTGCAAGGCGCTTATGACGCAATACCAGACAGAAATGAGGGGGAAGATTTTCTTTTTACAGGTGAACAAAATGACGCTTTAAAATCATGTCCCATAATTTGTGACGGAGTATATGGTAGCATTAAAGGAGAAATAATAACACCATTAAGAATCAATTTTCTGATATTAAATGGTTGTAGTTGTAGTGATTTATAGGAGGGGAAAAATGACAATTGGAAAAATTAGAAGAGATAACCAAGAGTTTAGCACTTTTCAAAATACATCAAAGAAATCAGATATAGATGATAATTTTAATAATATTATAGACAAATTAAATGAAATTATTAATGTTGTTAATAAATTAGACACGAAAACAATTGAAACTTTGACACCAGAATATTATGATAAATTTTTATATGCTGATGAAGAAGGAAATATAATAGGCAAAGATTTAGAAACAGAAGATATAGAGGTTGCAACGGTCAAAACATTGCCCCCTAATTTTATAGATACGGAACATATACAAAATGGCGCAATAACAGGAGCGAATATAGCACCAGAAAGTATAACAAGCGACCATATACAGGAAAATGCTATAACAAATAGGCATATACAAGAACAAACGATTACACCGGATTTATTGGCACAAGATTTTAAACTTACAGCAGATAAGATAGAAATAGGGACAATAGATGGAGGAATAATAGAAGATGAAACTATCCCAGTAGACAAACTAAATGACGATGTTTTTGAAAGACCTTTTGTGTTTGCTAGTAATAAAGCAGATTTTTATTTAATAAAAAATGGAGAATTACAAGAAAATTGTATAGGATATTTAAAATTTATAGGAAAAGATGAAAAAATACATTTTAAAATAATGGGCACCACTTTAATCGACCCAGAGCAACAAATACAATTTAAGGTTATAGACGAAGATACAGACGAACTTTTAGGGGTAACAGAACAAGCACCTATTTTTTATCATAAATTCAATGGCACCAATGATTTTGTAATGGTACTAGAAATGAAAGCTAGGCAAAAAGAATGGAGAGACACAAAAATCAAATTGGTTTTGGAAGAAAATCAAGAATTACAAGACTTAGAATTTTACGGAGAAGTTATCGCACAAGGCACTTTTGTACAGGAGGCAAATTAATGATTGAAAAAATATCTAAAAAAAGTTTGAAAAAACATGTAGATAAAAGCATATTAGACACAAATTATACACTTATATGCAATAAAATCAACGAAGTAATAGAGGCAATTACATATAAACAATTACCGGTAGATAAAAAAATTAATATAGCGCTTCGTTCAAACGAAACAGGGCTTATTTATTACACAAAAGAAACAGGGTATACAATAAAAACATTGCCAATAATAATACAAGATAATCCAAAATATGAAAAAATATTAGCACAACAAATTAATAATGTTCCGTTTAAAGCAGAAAGTGTTACAGGAGAAAAAATAGCAGAAAATACTTTAACAAATGCACATTTTGCAGAAGGATGTTTAATCACACAACATTTCCATACACATTGCTTGACACCCGAACTTTTTAGCTATGGTATGCCATTTGCAAAAGATAATATTACATTAAAATCAGAACTTTTCAAAAATAAAAGTATCCATCGCAGAAGTTTTAAAAAAGAAGATTTTTTGAAAAAAGAGTACCAGACATTGTCAATCAAGCCCTTTATGCAACATATACCGACAACATACACTACACAGACGACGAAACAATACATTTGCTTAACTGATGACATAATCAGCCTAGGTTTTGAATGCTATATTGAGGGAATATACAGCACAGAAGAAGAAGACATAGACCAAAGTGAACCATTATTTACATTTGAGGGGGCTGAATTATTTGAGGAAGATAAATTTACGAAACTATTTTTTATACAACAAGCTTATTTTTCCCTTCTACAGGTAAATGAAGAGGCTCAAACAATTCGCATAAAGTGTATTGTTCCTTTTTTTGTTAATGTCAGCCTCAATTATACTATAAATTATGCAGACAAGTTTTATTTTATGAAAGATAATTTGCAATGTCAAGTAACAATAAATAAGGTATCTTTTTTATGGACTGTATACAAAAATAGAGAATTGAAATACGAAGATATAAATTTAGGTAATAATAATATCATTATGGAAGAAGAAGTAACAGAAGAGCAGATATCTAAAAAATACTCAAAAGATATAATAAGTGAAGAAGGCAAAAATATTTCTCAACAGTATAAAGAAATTGAAAAACCAGAAGAAAAAATAATACAATATAGTCATGTTTTGCATAATGAACAAGAAAAATATGAAACACAAATATCATTGAAAAAAGATATTAATAACGAAAATATTGACGTTAATGAAAAGATTTATGAGAAAAAAAGCAAAATTCAAACCCCTAAGATAACAACAGAAATAAGCACAGATATTAAGAAGAATTTTGAACAAGAAATCCAAGAAATAAAACAAGAAGAGGGAGAAGACCAACAAGAAAATAATATAAAAATAAACGAAGAACGAATAATAATAAGTGAAAAACCAGGAGCACAAGATGCACAAACACAAACTATACCATTTAAAGAAAAAAAAGAAACAGGAGAATTAGTTTATGAGGGGTCAAATTTTTCTATTGAAATTTCTCCACCTTTAAATGCAGAAGAGAAAAAGACTAAGGTAATCTTTCAACAATCACAACACCAAGTTATTACGTATGAAAGCGAAGAAAAAAAAGATGAAGATTTGCAAATACAAGAAAAAAACATTTCTTTTACAGTTAATGGCATTGTGAAAAAAACAGAAGAAATATCAACACAAATGATAAATGAGGAAAATTTAGAAATTAACAGAGCACAACTATCGATTATAGTGCCTACTATAACAAAAACAGAAATACAAGATATACATATGCCGATAAAACAAATAAATGAAGAAGCCCAAACAGAGGAATACCAGCAAAATTTTGTAAAACATATTCATGATTTAATTTCTCAAAGAATTACGGCGTCAGATTTAATTCAAGTACCAGAAAAACCGATACAAATATCAAAACAAGATGAAATAGGATTAAACAATTTTTATAAAGTTGTTAATATTGATAAAGATAAGTCAGTAAGACAAAGCCAAGGGATATATTCGCCACAACGAACAATAAAGATTATAGAAGAAGAGGAGGAAGTAAACGCAGATAATAATAATTTAGACCAGCAGTATGCCAAAAGTGTTGATAATGAAGATGCAGAAAAAATATATCAAAACTTATTGGATATAGCTTATGCAAAGAATGAATATGTAAAAGTATTAGTAGATGATAAAACAAACAAAGAACAAGAAGAAAAACAAGCAAGATTAAAAGCAATAGCGAAAAAGATACAAGATGAGATAAGAGCGGAAGAAGAAGCAACAAAAAAGATAAGAGAAAATATTGAGCAAATGGAAGAAGAAGAAGCATTAATTTTGCGTGAAAAAATAAATCAGATAGATGAAGAAAATTTAGCTTTAGATATAGCAATAGAAGAAGAGCAAAAAATAAAAGATGAAATAGACGCAGAATTACAAACATTGTCAGATAAACTCACGGCGATAGAATATGAAGCAGATTTAACAAAAGAAGAATTAGAATCCGCACAAGCGCAAGAAGAAATGTTGAAGGGGTATTATGAAGATTTGCAGAATCAATATAATGAAGAAAAAGAACGTATTGAAAGGGAAAAACGAGAACTTGAAGAACAAACAGCGGAAATTAAAAAGAATAACGCTATTACAGAGCAAACATTAAACACACAGTTACAAGAAGAGTTACAAAAGAATTATGAAGCTTTAATACAAACATTTCAAGAAAAACAAAATGAAATACTAAAAATATCATATAGCATAAATCAAAAAAGACAAGCTATAACAGAAATGGAACTAAAAATAGAAGAATTAAAACAAAAACAAGCGGAGCAACAAGAGATAGAAAAAATAACAGAAGAAAAACAACAGATTATAACAGAAAAAGCAATAAAAGAAGGAGAATTACAGGAAAAAGAAGCGGAGAAACAAGAAATAATAATACGTAAAAAACAAACAGAAAACAATATAATTAAAGCGAGAACAGAAATAAAGGAGAGTAGACAAAAACAAAAAATATCAATTCCAGACCAAAATGTTAAATTAACAGAATTGAAAACAGAGCTAGGACAAGCGCAGAAAGAACGAGAGACTGTTAAGAAAAAGATAGATAAGACAAAAGCAAAAATTGATATACAAGACGAAAAAATAAAAAAAATCAAGAAAAAAAAGAATGATTTAATAGCCATAAAAGAGGGGGAGTACTCCAGCGAAGATACTTCAAAATTACTTAATGAAAAAGAAAAACAATATACGAAAGCAATAACAAATTTCGCCGAATTAATGAAAAGAATTTACACCAAAACAATATTGAAAACATTGCAAAGAGAACAAATTAATAATATGTCAATATTAACAAAAAAAATAGAACATATAAAAAGTGACAAAATAGAACATGCAGAAGAAAAGACACAAAAAGACAAGGATAAGAAACATAAAGCAAAACAAAAATTAAAACAGAACCAAAATGCAAAAATAGAAAATAATATTGAATCAGCAAATAATCAAAAACAGCAAAAGAATACTAAAAAGAAAATAAAAATTAATAATTTAGTTGATAAAATGCAAGAATTAAATAATTTAAAAACACAACAAAAACAATTAGAAGCAAATAATATAAAAATAGACGAAGAGATGCAAAAAGATAATGTACAGTCATTTATAGCGACAAAAGAGTCACAATTAATTATAAAAAAAGTAGAAATGACAACAATACAGAAAAAACTATATGACGAAATAGAAAAAATGAAAAAAGAAGAAGATATAATTACTCCGGTATTAACAAATGAAACATTACAAATATTAAATAACCCCCCAAAAGATGAGCAAGATTTACAAATATTTAACGAGTTTATACAAACAGTGACAAATGTATTACAGCGCAGAGTAGAAAACGGACACATTGACCTTGAACCGGTAGAAGAGGAAATTATAAAGGCTTTGGGAACAGTGGAGCCAGAGCAATCAATTTCGTTATTCAAGATACTATCACGCAAACAAAAAGAAATATTAAAAAAAGAAGTAAGTTTGTCTAACATTAGCGAAGAAGAAAATTCAAATATTATATTGTTTGAGAAAAACATTAAAGCAAAAGAAAAAACAATTTTAGATGCTTTTATACCGATTACAGAGGATGAGCAAAAAATATTGGCAAATATAACAACGCCAGAATTAAGAGAACAAGTAACGATATGGTATGAGGATATAAGAAAAAAAATTATCGATGATATTAAAAAGAGTATTAATGATTTTCATAATGTGTGGAATCCCAAAGATGTACAAACAATACAAAAATATCAACAGCAATTAATAGAAAAAGTAGTACAAGGGAAGATAACACATACGGAACAAATAACAAGTACTGAAGAATACAATAATTTGTTGAATACTATGGAAGGAAGAACTAATTATTATAAAAGAATTTTAACTTTATTAGACAAAACAGAAAAAGATATTATAAGCCAAGACGTACATTATACGCCCTATTTGGAGAAACTTATTAATTTATATAATACTACAAGACATGTAATAAATACCCCTATAAATTTGGATACTAATATGAAAATTATAAGAGAGGAAGAGAAAAAATTATCTTCTTTAAGCCAAATTTATATACAGGGAACAAAGGAAAAGAATATATATACGGAAAAAAGAGACGCAAATATATTAGAAACAGACGCACAAACAGTAGAAAAAATAAAGAAAAATACATACTTGAAGCATCTTTTAGCAGAAAAAGGAGAAGACCTCAAACCATTAAACAAACATTTTGCTGATTTATGGAACAAAGGCTCACTTGGCAAAGTCACAAAAAGCAGTTTAAAAACACTTCTAATACAACAAAATTTGCAAAAAAACAAACTATTTTCTATTTATGACCAATATATCGCCGAAAACAAAAAAGTATTTATAGATGTGCCGAAGAGACAATTAAAAAATATTTATGCAGATATGCAAAAAATTGGAAAAAATTTAAAAGTAGAAAATGCGCAAGAAAGAGAAAATTTGGTAAAAAACAATGATGTAGTGAAAAACCAAAAAGATTTTTTCCCAGCAAAAATAACATTAAGAGCAGTGCCAGAAAAAATCAGAGCGTGGAAAGAAAGCATAATAATTGGTGAAACAGAGAATGAATATAAACATACTTATTATACAGATATAGGGTCAGCAACAGTAATTTTTAATGCAATTGCTTATGAAACATTAGACGGAAAACAACGTGTGACATCGGCGGGGATGACATCAGAGCCGGTTTTAAGCGAAAGCATGTACCGCATTTCCCTAGACCCACAAATAATATTTCCACGCAAAGTTTTTCTTTACGATAATTATGATGCTCTTAACAATCCTAACAATCCTAACAATCCTGATAATTCTTATATGATTAATATAATAGGCGATACAATTCTTACAAAAGATGAATTAGGGACGGATATTTTTTGCAATTTATTTTACCCCCCAGTAATAGAAAAAGAAATTTTTAGCTTTTGGAGAGCAGAATTCAAGAATGTCATTTACAATTCCGTAGACCGTTTTATGAAATATTTGAAGATTATTGATGAATTTTTACATTACTCGGGTATATATAGGTTACGCTCAATATTAGAGTTAATTGAGCACTATCGACAAGTATTTATAAAACAAGGCGAAATAAATTTTAGAGAACAATTAATATCAGCGCTTGAATTTTTATACAGCCAAGAAGGATTAGAAGAATTTTTTACTCCAGATAATGAAAATCTTACGCCAGAACAAAAAAAATATATAGAAGCCGTCCGTACGTCTTTAGAAAAATCATTAAAATCAGCATATGGAGTTGATCTTGAATTAAGACAGATTTTTGCACTGATTGTAGGAAAATGGGTGAAAGATTTTAAGCATTTAGCTGAAAAAGGAGTGTCGACAACAAACTATTTTCCTAACCAGCAATATCAAACAAAAACAGCAAGATATGATTTTAAGATTGATAAAACAGTACCAGACCAGATTATTCCAATATTAAAAAAAGCCGTATGGTACGATTTCGGACTAAAACAAGTAATTTATACTTTAGGAATGCAACTACAGGTAATACCGTTGTATGGGAAAGACTATTTAACAGTTGTTGATAGATTTGACGCAGAACCGCCAGCAAACGACGACCCTTTTTGGGGTCCAATAATAGGAGGAGCAGCAGGAGGTATGGTAGCGGGGGCAGTTGGCGCGACAGCATTAGGTAGCATACCGATTGTAGGAACTTTTGTTGCTTTAGGAAGTATAGCAAATATGTTATTACAAGAAGACGCGCCTAAAATACCATGGGTAAAAGTCAATATAAAAATCACTAATTTAAATATTATTGATGCACGATTAGTAGTCCCCGAAAAAATGCCAGAAGAAGTATATGACAAAATAAACGATACAATGATAACGGTTTATGGTATAACAGCACTAGGCTTTACACCTTTGCAGATAGACAATGAAAATAATGAAATGGATAAAACGATGCTCTCCGATGTTTCAGTCACAGTACAGCCAGGAGAAGAACACACAAAAGAAGAACCTTCTCTTGCTTTAAAAGCAATCGATGGCGATGCAAGTACAGTTTATGCAAGCAAAGATACTATTGACGATGCAGGAAAAATATTATATTTATATCCCCCAAAAAAAGATAGTGGGACAATAGTATTGATACCATGGGGGGAGGATTTATGGACAGCCCTTGATAAAGAAATTACGGTTTTTGGATGGATACGTAACAATGTTCAAAACATACAGCAACAAAAAACCCAAAATTTTATCGCGGATGAAAATGACCTTTTTGAAGGAGGCAATTTAAGCAAACTATTTTGAAAAAAAGTAGCTATAAAAATATACTATAAATAATAGTTTAAAGGAAAAATAACAATATGGGCTTTTTTACAACGGAATATTTACCAGAAGTACACCAAGAAAAAATAGGCGAATTGCCAGAACTTCCAAAATTTGAACTTCCAGATATACTTACGCCAACATTGGCGAAGTATCAGGAAGTAATGCAGAAAAAATATACACCAATTACAGCTTTATCTAATGCATTATTAGGAGAAGATGTGCATAATTTTTTTGGGGACTCACTAACTATAAAAGAAACAGATTACCCCGAATTACAAGAGAGCAAAAAACAATTGAGAGAAAAATATATGTCAACCATGAGTCATATGTTTGATATTGCCAACACTTTTGTCGATAGATTGCAAAGCATAGAGGGGAATTTCGGTATTTTTCTCAGGCAAATGACAGGAATCAATGAACAAGTACGGCAAAACGTCCAAGACATAAATAATATTTCTCCTTCTACCGGTACAGGTAAGCGTCAGCCAGATAAAGAACCAATGTTAACAAACATGTTTACCCAATTATCAGACATTAGGCAATTATTCCAGGAAAAAATTACAAGAGCCTACGAAAAAGAAAAACAGGATTTACAAGCAAGATTAGGAGAAGAGAACCAAAATAGCAGTTATGGTTTATGGGAAAAAGCATATTTAAATCGTGCATATGCCGATAGATTACTAGAGAATGATTATGATGTTTTGACTAAGCATAGCGGAGTTATTTTAGATAGGGCAATGCAAGCAATGGAACTACAGGCAAAACCTATGCTAATGCAAATGTCTTATATGCAAACAGCTTTAAGTGCTAATTTAGAACAACAAAAAACACTAGAAGCAGAACGCCAAGCCAATAGGAATTATGATTTACAAAGACAACAGATAGAACAACAATTAGGATTACAGCAAAAAGCAGAAATATTAAAAGGACTAGAAGCGCAAGAAAAATTAAATCTAAGCCGACAAGAATTAGCGTCGCAACAAATACAACAACAAAATATAAACCTACTAGAGCGAGAAAGAGGTATTAATTTGCGGTCATTAGAACAAGGTAAATTAAATTTGGAAGGCGAAATAGAACGTGCAAGGAATAAACAGTTTTATTCCAATTTGGAATTCCAAAAAGCAAAACAACAACAAGACGCAATGTTGCAAAAAACACAAATAAATAATGAAGCAGAATACAGAAAATGGCAGACTAGATATACGCCAAAACCTCCGTCATTTGGGGCACAATTATTAGGCAATACAATTGGTACAGTAGTAGGCGTCGGGGCAGGTGCATTATTAGGAAATTATTTGCCAACAGGTATAAGTAAAATAGGAAGTTTTTTAAAAGGAGGGAAATAAATGTTTAGCAGTAGTGATTTATTAGTAGAATTAAAGAAACAACGAGAAGAAAAAAAGAAAGCAGAGAGAGAACAAGCTAATTATTTGGAAAAAGAATCAATGCAACCATTAAAACAATTGCAACAAAGTAATAGAGAGACTATGAAATCAGCACAAAGTGTAGGGGACGCTATTTTAGGCGGATTGATTGCAGGATTAGGAGAAGGAGTAGTCCGGAATTTATGTGAAATGGATTATGCCAATAAATGGCTAGATTGGGTACAACAATCAACTGATTATTACGCACAGCAACAAATACAACAAAATAGAGTAGGAGACTTTTTCGAAAAAAACTCAGGAGTATTAGGAGAATTAGCCTCAAAAATACAAGGTTTAAGACCAGAAGAGGCTAAAAATATGCTAAGACCATTTTATGAACAAATGCGTAATGAAGTAGGTTTTAATATTGGAGAATTAGTAGATGTCAATACCAGTAATGGTAATGTTACTTTTAAGCAAGAAGACGGGAGAATGGGGCAATATAGCCTTTATGATATGTACCCGCAATTAAAGGAAAAAATGATTTATGACCAATCTATGAAAGCTTTAAATGACCCATTAAGTGATGAAAACATTATTAAAACTAGAGAGAAAGAATATAATGACCAACAACTTATGGCACAACAGGAACTTAATGAAACACAACGTCATCATAGAACTATGGAAGGTTTAGAGAGTGCTAAATTGCGTGCATCAATGACACCACAAATGACACCAGAAGAGGCAGATTACAGACAATTATATGATTATCAAATGAAAAATCTTGGCTCCACAAATGAAAGATACCAAAAAGCAATAGAAGAAGAAGAAGATAAAAAACAAGATTATGAAAATGCGATGACAACTTTAAGAGATTTAAATTCTTTACACAAAGAGTTTGAAAAACTAAATTTAGCAGGTATTGACAATCCCACAATAATAGGCAATATAGCACGTAATATTTATACAGGATTGAATATAGGCGATAAAGCAAAACAATTACAAGGAATAATGCAAAGCGTAAATGCGGTATCGGCACAATTTTACAATAAAGGCTCAAGATTAGAAATATTAGGAACAGGAACACAAACAAAAGAGGATATGGAAATTTACCAAAAAGCAATGGTAGCTAAATTTTTGCAACCCGCTGAATCATGGGATAGAGAATTTAAAACACGTATGAAAACAAATATACGAAATTATGAGCAAGTAAAAGAAAGAATGCAAAAATATCAAAACCGTCAACAAAATTTATATAAAACTTTTAGCCAATTTAAACAAGAAAGGAATAACGGGAATAATGACATTAGATAAAAAACAATATGCTTTAAATAATCTTTATGGTAATAAACCAATAAATGATAAATTAAGTCAAGAAGAAGAAAACGAAAAAAACAGTAAAAAACGTAATAATATAAATATAAAAATGCCTCCAATTGAAGACAAAACGCAAAATATAGAAAATAACGAAAATATAGAAAATAACGAAAATATAGAAAATAACAAAAACATGCAAAGCAATGCAAATTTATCGAATAACGCAAGCATGTCAAGCAATGCAAATTTACACAATAACGTAAATATGCAAACTAATAGTCAATTGGAAGGTACTAAAACATTGAATAGAAATGAAACATTCGATATAAACGAAATGAGACGATTAGCAGGCATGCCAGAGACCGATATGCCAGAAATAAAGGACGACAGCGCAACAAATGACAACACAATAAATAATAACAACTTTAATTTAGAAGAAATGAAACAATTAGCAGAAGACCCAAGAGGTATAAGAAAGACAACAGATGAAATTTATAACACTATGTACGGCGATAATAAAACAGAAAATAACGAATATAACAAAGAATATGACGAATATAACAAACAAAATAAGAAAATACGACCTTATGGCGAATTATCGCAAAAATGGGCGGAAGCAGGAGGAGAAACAAAAACAGACCAATACGGACGACCAATTTTAGATATACAGGCTACTTTAGAAAAAGCAAAGGAAAACGGAGGAATTTCCCCTAAAGATTTATTTTCTTTTCTTTTACCGGTAAAAAAAGAAGGAGAAGACGCTGATTTTGATGAAGAAGAAACACAGCGTTTTAGCAAGGCAACAGGTTATAACATTACCTCAGTTATAGATACTAGCAACTTAACGCCAGGAGAAAGACAAGAACTAGAAGCGAATAAAGACTATTTGTTGAATATGGGGATTATGGGGCAAAATCTAGCCGAAAAACAACTAAATGGAAGCTATACAAAAAAGAAAGAAACTCAAAACCCACTTAAGATGTTAGGAAGAGGTATAACATCAATTGTTAATTCAATTTACGATTTATTACAAGTAGTAGCAAAACATGACACTATGGGTCAAGAAATGGGGATAATAGGCGCCCCGGCAATAGAAGAACAAAAATATGACACAAGCCAACAACTTGTACGTAAGTATGATGAATTAACAGGCACTTCAAAACCGCAAACCGCGACAGACGAAATAATACAAACAATAGGCGAATGGTTAGTACCACTTGGGAAAATAGGCAAAGGCACGAAATTATTAGCTGAATTAGGTAGGGGAGCAACAGCAGGGGCAGTTGTAGGCACTTTAAAACAGGTAATTGACTTAGCGGAAAAAACACCAGAAGAGCAAGCTTACGAAATAAAGAATAATAAACCAGTACGTGATTTATTTATTGACATATTAGGCGGACATTTAGGGGTAAAAAATGCAGATAACATTATAAACAAATTAACAAAACAATCTAAATTAACCACAAAAGAAACAGAAGAGATTATAAAGTTGCAAAAAGATTTTGCAAATGGAGTATATCAAGACAAAATAACAGAGGAATTAAGAAATAATCTAAAAAACAATATACAAGAAGAATTATATAAAACACGCAGTATATTTGGACAAGTACACGGTATTGCTAATATGGAAAACAGTGAGATAGAAAAAGCACAAAAAATACTGAATAATGCAACGAAACAGAAAGATTATCAAACAATAGACAAATTAACAGCAAATACCCAAATACCGGTAGAAGGGAAAAATGAAATTTTTACTCAAGATAGGCAAGCACAAAAACGAGCACAAGAACTACTTTCAACTAATAATAAAGGGGGCTATTTCATTCGCGATTTAAAAACAGCGATTACAGATGATACTATTAAAGGAGTCAAACAAAATATACGCACAACTATGGAAGAAGCAGGGGCACAATACGAAAAAAATATTAATGATATCAAAACAACGCCAATTGATTCGGGGCAAATTAAAAAAGTTGAATTAAATACACCAATAGCAAGAGATGAAGATACTAAAATAGTTAATTATTACAATAAAAAGATAGAAGAAGCACAAAATATAGAAGATTTAATAAAAATACAGAGGGATATAAACGAAAATTTATATACAGCAGGCGATGATTCTAGTAAAGTAGTATTAAACAAAGTACAAAATAGTATACGAGATTATTATACAGAACAAGCAAAGACAAAACAACAATTTGCAAAATTATTAGAAGCTAATACGCAATATAGCAAAGTAAAAGAAAAAGTAGACAAACAAAGAGAAATATTAGACAAAATTTTAGGCGGAAAAGACAAGTATAAGAAAGCAGAATATAGAACATTAGAAGATAGCTCAGTTGCTTATGAAGGATATAAGAGATTGACACCAGAACAACAGGAGGAATTTTTAAAAATAGTAGATTTGCCGGATGACAATATATTCCGCCAGATATCAAAAAGTGGTTTAGACCCCAAAAAGTTTAATGAATATAGTGATTTGGAATTAAAAAATGCATTTGGGTTAAATGCTGATGAAGCCATACAGGTAGCTAAAGTATTAAATAGCCCCTTAAGCGTTAATGAAGCATGTAAACAAATGTTAGATGCTTATAAAAATAGAAAAATTGACGCTGAAACTTTCACTTCTTTTTTCTCTTCTACAGGTAAACAGGTAAACAATGTAGAATTGGAACGTTTTGCAAAAGAAATCGTAGATGAACAAAATATTTTCAGACAAGCATATTTTTTAAATGATTTTAAAAAAGGGAGAGTTGATAAAGTAACAAAACAAATTAAAACAGTAGAAGATGTTAATTTATTAGACCAAATTGAAAATAATGTGAAGAGTAAAATAGGAGATAATCATCTTGATTCTAAAACTTTGCATGAATATGTCGAAGAAGTCAAAAAACAGAAGATAGACAATTTATTTAAAGAGTATGACGAATATTTAGATAAAGTCAATATTAATGATACGATAACAGAACCACAATTGAATAAGATTATAACTTTTTTTGATAAAAATACGGAATTATTAGCGGTATTGCAAAAAGATAAAGAAAAATATAAAATAGTAAAAGAAAATTTAAACAAAATAACAAATTATTTAAAAGAAGTAAAACAAGAAACAAAAAACTTACAAAAAGAAGCAGAAGCAATAGTAAATAAAAATGAATATTATCAGCGTTTTCTAAAAAGAAAAGATAAAACAATAAATGATTTTTTGAGCAATACTATAGGTTTTGGCTTGTCGTCATTTACCGGCGGTTATTCGGGGATGTTAACCGGTATGGTTGTAAAAGGATTAACCAGCGGAGTATTAAAATCATTGAATAAACGTTCATTAAAAAGGTTGGAAGAAGACCCAGAATATTTTGCTAAAAAAATCAAATATGGAAGAAAATATAATCGTTTTATAAAAGAAATGAGTAAAGACATATCTAATTCTATTATCAAAGCGTCTATTATTTTTTTAGATGGAGAAAAAGATGTATAATTAAATAAAAAAGATATGACACAAGACAATAGAGTAGTAGTAAACGGGATTGCACCCGTTATTAATTTACAAAGTGACAATCAAGAGTGGAATTATGATTCTATTCAACCAGTCACTTTTTTTGCAGTAAAAAATCAATTTGTTCCTATTACTAATATATCAGCTATAATTAATATAGATTTACAAAATAATGAAAAAGAAATATTAAATATTAAAACAGAGTTTAATAATGAAAAAGAAACAGGAACAATAGAATTAAATACAGCATTTTATGAAGAAGACACTACAACGCAACAAGTTATTAGAAAAACAGCTCCAGGTATAAAAACCTCCTTTTTGGAACGTACAGAGCGAATTGATGATACTGATAATACTTTAATCACAGAAGAAGAAAAAACCGTTAAAAACGCGAAAATAGACATTTACGGCGATATTGATGTACATTCCAATTTTATTCATAGGGTAAAAGACCCAGTTTTAGGAAAAGATGTGGCTAATAAGGATTATATTGACACAAAAGTCCCTGATGACCCCGTTTTTTTAAATGTTGAAAATGCTCCTTATTATGGTTGGAATCCGGAAATTGGCGGTTTTACTATGATAAGAGATTATACTTTTAATTCTCATGATATAATTCAAACAGTTTTTTTTCGGAGACTACTACTAATTGAAGGGGGTACTATCCCATTTAAAATTTGCAGTATTAATAAAGCAAATAAACAAGTTACTTTTTCAGACAATGTTTTTAATAATTTGCCTGATAATGTGCAAACGAAAAACTATATTCTTTGCCCTTTACCATCACTATCATCTATCGGATGTATCATCTTAGCAAACCAAAAAATTTGGTTAGGTACAAAAACAAACAGTAACTCTACAACAGAACAAACAACATGGAGCGAAATAACTTCATTATTCAATAATAGTAACTTTTTAAATAATGTCGTAGTTTGTAATGATATGCGTTTCTGTGAGGGGACAATTCACTTTTTATTCAGTGCCGAAAAAGTAAACTACAAATATGATGAGCAATATTACGTTACATTGTCAGAAGCTGATTTAACAGCTTTTTTAACAGCACAAACAATAACTCCCGCAGATATAACTCCAATAACAGGAAAAAATTATTGTTTTTTAAAAGTTAATAACAAAAGAGTTTTATTTTCAACATGGGAAAGTATGGAAGACAAAAACGGTAATGTTTTCATTTCAGCAGATGGCAAATATAATCGGAGTTTTCTCACATTAGATGATTTTTTTATCCCTAACGCTTTCTCGTACGGTGATTTTTTTGATAACAAGCAGTGCTTTTTTACTTATTATAGTTTGTCAGATGAATATATGAAGGCAAACCATGCCGATTTTCCAATTGTTATAGATAATGCTTATAGCTATGCCCCGCATGTAATTCAACTTCCAAATATGGCTTTGTACCCCAAGGGAGCATGGTTTGCGCCAGCCCCTAAAAAACGTGGTTTTTTTCTCCAATTATTTGATGAGATTCCATACACGGGAACAAATCTAAGTGATGATACCCTAACGACCGAATATTATGAACAAAAAGTGTATGGTTTTAATTTTTGCAAACCATTACAATTTAATTATATAACCACACTTTTTTCGAATAATATGCCACTTTCTATATTCAATTCATATATGGATGAAGAAGTTTATATTCATGATTGTGGCGAACAATTACAGGGCGATTTTGCAAGATGGATAATTTGTTATTAACTTATAGGAGGTAAAATGACACAATTCAAGGGGAGTTTAAGTGCAGGCGCTATTTACCAGCATGTTTATCCATGGGGAAAAACTCAATCTTTTTCTTTCTCTAGAGGTTATAATCCTAGGTTAAGACTTTTTTTAGATAAAAATGAGAACGGGACGTTATCACGTACATTGGGAATACATTTGTTAAATGCCGAATATACAGGATGGTCAATAACACTAAACAAATATTACCAGCTAGAATTTAATTTAGTAAAATACAATAAAGAATGTCCAAGTACTTTAAAAATAATTGATGATTTAATTATTTCTACTGTACAAATTGCGGGTATTGACCCTACAAAAAATGAGCATTTGACTACAAAATATTATGTAGATTCTAGGATACAAAGTAATTTACCAGATTTAACACCTTATGCTTTAAAAATAGATTTGGCTAATTATGTTTTAATAACAGATTTTACAACTTATCAAACGGCAGTTGAGCAAATTTATACTACTTATTCCTATTTATCCAATAATTATTACACCAAAACAGATATAGACAATACTTTAAATAATTATTACACTAAAACACAAATAGATAGCAATTTTTTAAATTATTATAATAAAACGCAAATAGATAACAATTATTATAGCAAAACACAAATAGACAGCAATTATTATAATAAAGCACAAATAGACAATATAAGAAATTTGTATTACAATAAAACAAAAACAGATGAGAAAATAAACGCTATAATAGATTATTTGCCAGAAAACTTTTATTATAAAACAGAAATAGATAATTTTTTTTCAAATTATTATACAAAAACACAAATAGATAACAATTTTGCTAATTATTATAATAAAACCCAAATAGACAATACTTTTTCAAATTATTACAATAAACCCGAAATAGATAATAAAATACACCAACTAAAAAGAGAACTGAGGAAAGGTAGGCTTATACCGCCTTGTTTTTTTAAGGAAATAAACTTGGGGGGAGACCGTTATATTACTTTCGTCTCATGTCATCCAATAACAGGACAATGGGTAGTAGCTTATGGTACAGACGTCAACCATAATCAACACAGATTTATCAATGGTTTTTACTATAGTGATGATGACGGGGGAACATGGCATAGCTCACCGTGGTATAATAGCATTTCATATTCTCAAACAGCTTTGTTAGTCCCTAATCAAACAGGATGGTCAATATTCTTTTTAGGGGGGACTAATAAGGTAAATATTATCTCAGATATAGCTACTGAAACAATTGGGGATGTTCAAACAATAAATCAAACTTTTTCATATCATGCCCTTAATTTTGCATTTTCTAATATAACTAATAAAATATATTTCTCAGACCAAACTAATGATAGCAACAGATATGTACGTCTTTGGTCATCTTCTGATAAAGGTAGTAATTGGGTTTTAGAATATACCGACAATATTTGGAAAATGGGGGGGGATACGCGGTTTATTTTATGTCACAACCCCGCAACAGCTACAATATTTGTAGCAGGCACACAATATCTACCAGGAGACTCCGGAAATAGCCTTACCGATGGCGTCCCAGGATTTTTATACACACTAAATAGTAATACCGTCTACAGACAGAATGCCCCATTATATTATCATGACACCAGCACTCGTTACATCGCCAATAGTATTGCTCCTTGCTTGAATGGCGAGTTTTATATTACAGGCAATTCCCATTATCCAATGTTAGTGAGTTTAATGGGGAGCGGAGAAAGAGTAACTAATTATCAACTAGGCAACCCGTTGTTTTGCGTGCCTCATTACCCAAGCAATACAACAATTTTTGTCGGCAACATGGCAACTAATGGGGGGTTATCTCGTATCCACACTGATAACAATGCACATACACCAATTATAAGATTATATGACAGCCCTACAGCACGTACAATTGTAGGCACTATGACGGGTTATGGAGAACATTCTACTTATGGGACATCACTGTTAACAGGAACAACAATTTTTTGCAATGGGACTTCTTCAATTTTTGTTTTGTCTTAAAACGAAGTTATTCCCATTCTATTTGTAACAAATCATTGCCCATAGCCCAAGCTATACAAGTCCCATTACTGCTCCCGCCATTCTCTAATGCTTCTATACGGGCAATGATATTGACGATTTGAGCATTAATTAAGCCGATAGCTTCTAAAATATTAGCAATACGCGCATCTATTTGTAAATCAACTAATGTTTTGTTAATTAAATCAATTTTATTATTAATTTCAATATTTTCATTATTATAATGATTAGTAATTTCGCTAATACTATTTGTTATATTTTGTATTGTATTAGATATATTTTGTATATTGTTTGTTATATTATTAATTTCTGCGGAATAATGATTATTAATTTCTTCGATTTTTTTGTTGAAATTATTTGTAACTTCGGTAATGTTAATAATTTCTTGTTGGTTTATATTAATAATTTCATTATTAATATTAGTTATTTCCGTATTATATTTATTAGTTACATAATTTATGCTTTCTGTTATATTTTGTATATTTTGATATATATTTTTTGTTTCTTGAGTTAAATAATTAATAGTATTATTAATATTTTCTATATTATTGTATATATCTGTTATATTTTTTATAACGTTTTGTACATTATTAGTTATATTTTGTATATTTTGAGTTATATTATGAATATTTTGAACATTATTAGTTACAGTCTGAGTAATATTATTAATTTCTTGTATGGTTTGATTGATAATGTTTTTGGTTTCATAAGTTATCTTTATGGTAGTTTTTATTGTTCCAATATCAATGTCTGCTGGTCTAATAAATTTATTTTGTATTTCATTAGCCGTTGATTTTATAATGCATATTTTCCCTTCTTCTTCTGGGAAATTTTGAACATCTGTATAATGTATACCTGATATTGCTTCTTTTACAACTCCGTTTACATGACGTAATAAAGTGTTAGATAATTCATTTAAAGCTTGTGCATTATGCAAATATTTATTTTTTTCCGGTATTAACAAACGGCTATTGGCAATGTAATCAAATTTTAAAGCAAGTAAAGCTAGTTTATCACGTAAATCTCTAACATTGCTTAATAAATCACTGAATAAAACTGGCTCTTCTATATTGTTCGAATTCCCCACATAAATATATTTCTCCTCTAAAGGTCTTCTTCCGGTAATCGGGTCTATAAGATGATATAAAGGATATAAAGCAATATCACTCATCTTCTAATCCTTTTCCTAATGGATCTAGCCATCTTTGCTTAAACATATTAATTTCAGTCATGTCTTCATTTATTTTATTAATTACTGTTGTAGTAAACCATTCAAAATATTCTGTAGTACTATTATCTAATTCTGAATATTCATTAATCAAATCAAACGCAAAACGGTAGAAAAAGAATGGTACTTTACTATAATCAGAAATTTTTTGATAAAATGCTGAAGTCATATAATTAGTCATTGCTATATCCAATAGTGGCAAAACGTTGCTTACGCCTTCTTCTTCTGACATGGTAGGCACCGAATTACCTGTAGAAAGGGAAAGTAAACAGTTTCTCTTTTCTAATTGGAACAA